AGCTGATTAAATAAAGAGGCCAGCCTAGCTGACTTCTTCCATAGAATCAGCCAGTTTTATTTTCGGCGCTGGCGTCACCTTGAAATCTTCTAATAAAAAGATTTCAGAATCTTCAATTCGTATAAGATCCTCTTGTGTTTTGAGGAACCATATATCTGAATTTAAAGATTTTTGCATGATTTCGAGTTGTGTTACTCCCATAAGACCAAAATGATCACAGAAAGCATCAAATTCTTGTTCAGAATAATAACTCATTTCACGCATAGCTTGTTCTCGTACTACATCTGCCCAATCTGATTGTGAAGAATCTTTAAACATTAAGCTTCTAAAAATAGAAGCTTTAGCTAAGGTTCCAACCAGACAGTTCATGTCTATTACGAAACGAGGGGTTCGTTTGAGAAACATAGTGTTCTCAACGGTTTTAAAGCATATCACAGTCTCATGCTTATGAGCGGGGGTTATTTCCATTTTAATAAATCTGGAAAACATGGAGATATTATCATTAGTATAGATAAAGCGCAAAGCTTTACCAACGTACTTAAGATTGTCATCTCCATAATTTATAAGAGATACACTCTTAAAGAAGGGATTCTTCTTTTCAAAAATTTTTACAAAATTTCCAAAAATAGGTGGTTGATTATGAAAGGCAATATGTTGACAATAATGGAATTGTAAAACTTCTATTATTGCTTCACATATACAATTTATGACAGCTGTCATAAACACACCACTTGGTAATCCTGTATTCATTAAGAAAATATCAGCTCCTATAATGATTATAAATTGTTGAAAAGAGTGCAAAATCATTTTAACTCGATTCAAATGTTTTGCATTGTCTTTATAAAAAGGAATTTGTTGATATATTCTCCATATAACATACACTCCATATCGTAACACTAATAATCGTTTATCATATTTTGAAAAATCTGAATCTAACCAACCCATTTCCCTAAGAAATTGTTTAAAATCAGCATTTCCTTCTATTTTTTGATACATTGCGAATAATCTATCATGGAATTCCTTCCCACATGCATTCATTCCAATTTGTCCAAATAGAACATCTCTTTTTGACATCAAAACATCAGCCAAAGGAGCTAAATACATTCTACAAGCCATCAAATATAAGGAATTTCCTGCAAAATATATCCTTTCTAAACCATTATCAACTTTTTCCTGTGTAGTTATTTCATCCTTAGGA